AAATAATATTAAATAATGAAAGAGATTAAATCTTTACAAAATGAAACAAAATTATCCATAGTAATACTTTTAATATTTTTAATAATATTCCATAGCACTTTAAATCCAGAAAATAAATTTTATAAAACTCTATTATATTCTATATTTTTTATTTTATTTGTTGTAAATTTATTTTTACTAAAAGAATTTCCTGAAATAGTAATACTATATTCATCACTATTTATATTAATATGGTACCAATATAATTTAAAAAAAAATAATAATAATAATTTACCTGAAAATTAATTAATTTATAGATACTTCGTTTTTTAAATTTAAATAAAATCTATTTTTTATTTAAATCATATTTTATTTTAATCATGAAGCTAGAATTAAAAAAATTTGATATTACTAAAATACGAAATGATAATGTAGTAGTTTTAATTGGTAAAAGAGGGACTGGTAAATCTTTTTTAGTAAAGGATTTATTATATTACCATACTGATATACCTGTTGGAACTATTATATCTGGTACAGAATCTGCGAATAGATTTTATGGAGATTTTGTTCCAAATATTTTTATTCATGAAGAAGTAACACCAGATTTAATACAAAATGTAGTAACTCGACAAAAATTAATTATGAGAAAGAAAAATAAAGAGGAAAGTAGTTATGGAACCTCAAGAATTGATCCAAAAGCATTTATTATTTTAGATGATTGTTTATATGATAGTAGTTGGGCAAAAGATAAAAATATTCGTTCTATATTTATGAATGGAAGACATATTAAATTATTTTTTATTATTACTATGCAGTATCCATTAGGAATTCCTCCAAATTTAAGAACAAATATAGATTATGTTTTTATTCTTCGTGAAAATATTGTAGGTAATAGAAAAAGAATTTATGAAAACTATGCTGGAATGTTTCCAACTTTTGAGGTATTCCAACAAGTAATGGACCAATGTACAGAAAATTATGAATGTTTAGTTATAGATAATACATCTAGTAGTAATAAATTAGAAGATTGTGTTTATTGGTATAAGGGTAGTGAGCATGAAGATTACCGTTTAGGTAGCAGTCAATTTTGGGTTAATAATTCATTTGAGGAAGATGATGATAGTGATGAAGAATTTAGTGTAGATCAATTTAAAACTAAAAGAAATGCTACTAGAATTAATGTTAGAAAATTTGATTAAATACTATTAAATATCAAATTTTTTATCTTGCATATATTTCTTTGCCTTTGAATCTGTCATAGTATTATTAAATGATGTATCAGTTCTTACAACTATTAAGATAATTAGTGTAAACCATATATAGATAATAATATTTAATAAGAAATTTTCATTATATTCATAAGCCCAATCGAATCTTAAATGATTCAAATATAATTGATATGTAAATGTTACAACAAACGCAGCAATAATAATATCTCTATATTTCCAATCCATTAGTAACTCATATTTATTCATTAGATTAATTAAGAATTTTAATAATATTAATCCTATTATAGAATCAATAATACCTAGTATCATATATCTTGCAAAATATTTATTAAAGAATGAATTAGCTAAAAATTTCGTTCGAGTACCATAATCATTAAGAGGTACTTTTCCATATTTATTATTCACAAATAATTTTTCTTTTGCAAATACTATATCCAAACTATATGCTAGAATATTTCCAAATAAATATAGTGATAAAAATGTACTCTTTTGAATATCCATTTGAAGATTAGTATTTAGAAAAATATTTAATACATTTGCTACTGAAAATGATACAGCTGATGTTATCATACCCTTGCTTTTTTCTTCTTTAAAAAACTCTTTTACAAAATTTAATAAGTTCATTATTAAATTATTAAAACAAAAATAATATAGATTAAATATTATTAAAATTTTTTATTTTTTATTTTTTATTTTTTATTTTTTATTTTTTTTCTTCATCAATTAATCTTTTATTAGCAGACCATTCACTTTGTTCTTCATCAAATAGATTGCTAAATTTACTACTAAATTGATTAGAGAATATTTGTTCATCATAATAACTTCTAGGTATAAATCTATACTCAACTCTTACATCTGTTTTTAATTTACTTATTTTTTCTTCATAAATTCCATTCATAATTAATATAACACCTGTAAATAATATTAATAATATTAATAGCTTCATTATTATAATTAATTAATATTATATTTAATTAATATATTTATTTTAATTTACTTCTTCCATTTTTTCTTTGTTCTTTCTTGCTAGCCATGGGTCTTCTCCATCTAATGTTTTAGTAACATCGGCACTTTCCGCATTGTAATTTTCAGATACAGTATTATCCTCTCCTAGTCCAGAACTTGTTACTAGATTTTTAACATCTTTATGTAAGTCCCCTGCTACTTTTTCTACATCATTTACTACTCCTTTTACATCTTCTACATCCTTTACTACATCTGTTGCACCAGCAACTACATTTCCACCTTCTACATCTTTTACAGTTTGTGCTACATCTTTTACAGTATTTGCTGCATCTTCCACAGTTTTTGCAACATCTTCAGCAGTTGAATTTAATACTACATTTTCAGAGTCATCAATATCATCAATTCTATCTACATTTTCTTTATCAGCTAGTTCCTTAGATTTAGCAACTTTCGCTTTTTGTGCTTCTAACATTTCATTCTTTCTATCATGGAATACTTCGTCTTTTTGTTCTTGGTTCTCACGATACTTCTTCATTAGAGTATTCAGTTGGTCTTCGGCATAATGTTGGTCCTGAATATCATTAGGATTAGGGTCCCAGGGACACCAGCAACCTACTTGTGTAATATAAATATTATGTTGCTTATCCTTCCTTTTTAGAATTTCACTTCTTACTTGTGCTTCCCTCATAGTATCATAGCATCCTCTTAGTTTAAATCCTCTTACATTTGTTTGGAAATCAACTTGTTCGCTAAATTCTTTATTTATTTCGTCTTCTTTTTCATCCGTAAAATATTTATATTCTTCTTGCATATGCTTTTCATTAAATAAAAATCTGTATCTATCGGCAATAGTTTTAAAAGCATCTTCTTCATCAGGATATTTAATTTTCATATTTTGGAATAGTTCATTCATATCTTTACAGAAATTTTTTGTAAACTTTGTAAACGTAAATACATTTTTATCATCTAATACTTTTTCAGGAGAAATAAAAGATACACACGCAAAATTCTGTCCTCTAATAGGCGCATCTTCCTCTAAATAATCCATTTCACTTACTGGAACTACGTTACTTTCGCTCATAATATAATAGTTTATAATTTAAATATTTTTAAATATTTTTAAGTAATTTTATTAGTGATATTAATAATTTAAATTATATTTATTTAACTAAAATTATTTTCTAATTAATTATCTAAACATTATAATTTAATTTAATAATAAATTAAATAATAAATTAAATTTTTTTATTAAAATTTTTTTATCTATATATAGTATAAAAAAAACAATGCACGGATTAGATGTAAGAGAAGTTGTAACTCGTATGCTTAAATATTTTGTAGAAGGTCTTGTTGTTGCTGTTGCCGCCTACGTTATGCCCGGTAAAGTAATGAAAGTTGTAGATGTTGTATGCATTGGCCTTGTAGCTGCTGCCACATTCTCGCTACTTGACCTATTTGCTCCCTCGATTGCCGCGAATGCCCGTATGGGTTCTGGCTTCGGTGTAGGTGCCGGTCTTGTAGGTTTCCCCTCGGGAGGTCTTGCCTAAATTAATTATTAATTATTAGTATTCAAATAATTAATAAAATTAAAAATTATTTTTTTATAAAATCTATTTAATAAATTTTATAATTTATAGAATTTATATACTTCTTATAAATTGCCATCCTAATTCTTGACATATCTTTTTCCATACTTGTTCTTGTTGATGTAATTTTTCTCTGGATTTTAATAATGGGAAATATTGTAAAAATTCATCTTCTCCTAATAGTTCTAGAAATTTATGTAAAACATAAGAATAACTTAGAAAGTTCTTACGATTACTAGGACTATGTTTTAGAAATGGAACTTGTATCTCTTTAAACATATTTCTTAATTTCTCTTCTAAATCTGGAGTTAATTGAGGATTTGTCTTTCCTGTTATTCTATTTAATATATATGGAATATGTTCATAGTATTTATTAACTTTAATTTTTTTTAGAATTATTTTTATTTTATCATAGCTTAGTGTTGCCATATTTTCTATTTTCTCCTTTTTGAGTTCTAAATAAATTTTATCGTATACCTCTTCTGGTATTTCAGTACACTCTCTGCCCTGTACTTGGTTTATCCATTCATTGCGGTAAATTATATTTATTTTTTAAAAAATCTAAATGTTTTTTTGCTAAATCTAATTTTTCATATAATGAAAGTTTTGATGATGTAAATGTTTTATTGGGAGCATATTTTTTTTCTTCATTTTTCTTTGCTATTGGAAAATTTTTTACATAATAACCAACAATAATATTATTTTTTCTATAAGCAACTATATATTTGGGTAATTCTTTATCGTCATTATATTTTCTTTCTTTTGTATTTCTTCTATTGCCTATTTGATTATTAGAAATTTTATATTTTGTTCTTTCATTATGTTTTTTTCCTATTCTAGCTTTACTTTTTCTTTTTTTTGTTAAATCACTATCTTTTGTATTATTACCACCTGTTCTTAAATTATAACCACTAGGATGTAGAGAATTATATTTTTTTATCAATTCTTTTTCCATTAAATTTGCTTCATCTTGATTTTTACAAGTAATTAGTGTTTTAAGAATAAAATTAGAATAATTATATTTTCTAATAGCATTATCTAATAATATACAATGATTTTGATATGTATTAGCTTCATTAATATGCGATTTCCATCTACCATAAGTTCCCCATTTTTTACCATTTGATAAATATTCTCTTGCTTGTCCTATATAAATTTTATTACTAGGACTTTTAATATAATAAATATCAACTTTCATAATTTAATAAATTAAATTTAAATAATTATTTGTTTTCATTTTTTAAATAAATATAATTTAACCCTATAACTTTCATTATAGGTCGGACTGTACCTTAAGCTCTCTTGGTTTGATTAGTACTTCATTGAGAACCGACATCCGTTCAGTCTCTGACACCGCATCATATCCTATCATAATGGACTTAGATACTGGTAAGCGGATTATCCAATCCTTAACATTTTTACCATTGGGTACGGTAATTAACCGTGTTCCTTTATAAAGTTTCCAATATAAAGTGGTAGTTAAGGCTCTAAGGAAGTTCCCGCTACGAGATGTCTTGCATTAATATTTAATATATTAATACTAGGAAGTTACACACTTTTAATGCTTCCTGTTTCACTCCAATGTCAAAGTGATTTATTCTATTATAACTGAAATAACTAATTTCTTTAGGAGGATCTCTATAACTAGGTCTTTCATTATCCGTTTGTATAAATTCAATAGAATTACAATCCGTACAATATAGTATTCCATCATTTAGTAATTCATTAATATTAGTAGAATTACAAAAATTACATTTTTCTTCTACTTTTTCTAGATAATTATTAATATAGTTTTTATCTGTCGTTGATAAATAACTTTCTAGTAGTTCAGACCTATCTTGATTTTCATCATTTGATGATTTCCTAGGCGAATCTTCTTCCATTTTATTAGGATTGAAGAAATCTATTATTTTTTTAACATTTGGATTATTATTAGATTCGTTATTATTTTCTATGGAATCATAGTAATTAAATAAAATATCAGATGTTTGTGTTAGATAATCTATTTCTTCTTTTTTACTAGTTACTTTATTTATATTCTTTTGAAGTTCCTTTTCTTTATTTTTATATTCGTGTAATTGATTTAATATTTCTGAATTATCAGCATCATCATCACTACTACTAGTATCACTATTACTTTCATTATTTTGAAATTCTAATTTTTTTATATTCTTACGAACGGATTTTAGTTCTTTTTGTAATTTAGATAGTCCATTATAGTCTTTGCTAAAATCTTCTAATTTCTTTTCATGGCACACATCTAATGTATGTGTTGTTTTTTCATAATTACATCTTCTCTTATTTTTTTTAGTTTTAGTTTTGTTCATAACATTTTATACAAATTAATTACTTTAATATCTTTAAATTATTTTATGTTTAATTTCGCTAAAATTATTTTCTTTCTATATATTATAAAAAAATATGGGAGGAGGATTAATGCAACTCGTTGCCTATGGCGCTCAAGATATCTATCTTACAGGTAATCCCCAAATTACCTTTTTCAAAGTTGTCTACCGCAGACACACCAACTTCGCGATGGAATCTGT